TGCGCCCGTCTCGAGCAGCTGTACACACGTCGCCGGGCTCAACTAGGCGGTGCTAGCGGGATCACAGCCGCTGACAGGGGCGAGTGGATAGGCCTACGGGTAACCGGTTCAAATCCGGAGAAGCTCTTGCCTGAAGCGTGGCGCAAGCCCCGCTGATGGACCCAATGTCGAACAAGGTGGTGGAGCCTGAGGTGTTCGCGTTTCCAGCTAACGCTGGAACCCCGCTGTCAATGTCTGGTACGACAGCGCCACAATCCATACCAGGCACGTGCTACCGCGGTTGCAGGTTTCGAAAATATTCCTAACCTGAAAAGGCGGCTAGGTTGCAAGTCCTCGAATGGCAACCGCGTTAGCACACCCTTCTCCCCCTATGGCAGTACCCGGCTGCTACAGGGGCGTATCCACGGGGAACCCGTCTACTGCCAGCACTCGGCTAGTGCAGGACCATCCTACCTCTATGACAGACAAAAGTTTAAAGGATGGTTTCCCGAACCCCGGCTTGAGCCCGCCTTGGATGAGCGGAGCTTTGCAGCGGAATACTGCAATCGACCACATCAGTGACACCCACACTGAGTCCGATCACGTGCACTGGCGCTCGAAAAGCCCCAGCAGCACGTATACTGGTATAAGCCAGTTGGTCGAAGTCCCCCCTGTGCCTTTACCAGGCGTAGACGACCCTTTACAAGCCCCAACGGAGACGTTCGGGTTCTCGTCGTCTTCGCCCGGATCGGGGGTAAAAGAACCCGGCTGCTCTAGTGGTAAGCAGTCGGCCGAGCGGACTAGCCTCCGACTCGGTTTTAGACTACGCAAGCGCGGCAGATTAGCTAACTGCCTTGCGCACGCTCTGGATGTCAGTCAAGGCCGGTGGAAAGACCTCGCCGAAACTGGTATCCAGTCGCGCGCTCGCGCTTGGCTCAGTGGCTATATGCATAGCACTGGGCACGGTCAAATTGAGCCTGGAGAGCTCATATTTGGGGGCATCAAGAAGCAGGATGGTGAGTCAGCCAAGACCACTCTCACCTCCACCGTGTGGGTCCCCTTTGTTGGGGACAATGGGCACGTCCGTGCCCTTCTCGTCGCTCCAGAGCTGGTCGCCGAGTTAGCCAAGAAGAGGATCTTTAGATCTATGACAAGCGTCCTTCTTGGCAGCTTACGTGGCAGGGCCTGCATCTGGGCCGATGAGAGGGGCATCTCCGCGATGGACCTGGTCAGGATTCTGCCTGGCTCCATCGCGCTCGCCGTCTTGCCAATGCCAGATGAGTGTGTGGCACTAAGTTCTCTTCGGGGAACCGCTGGTGTCTACTCCTCAACTGTCTTGGCGCGGTTGGAGCAGGGAAAATTGACGTCGCCCAACGTCGCACCCTTGGGTACCTACCTAAGGGGACCACTGGCCTGGTGCTTTAAACAGGTCAACACACGGTTACTCGCGCCGGGGGTCGGCACCCTCACTCTCCCTGCATAGGACAGTCACGGCTTTGGTGCTGCTTACTGCTGCGGTTCCGGCTTGAACCCTGATTTCGAGCTCAAGGAAAACGGCTGTAGGTTGGAGCGACCCGAATTCGAGACTGACCTTTGCAGTCCTAGCAGGCGTACAATGTATCGTCTCTGGAGCCCGAGCCTGCCGGGCGTCTGGAGACCTCAGGTGCATGAGAACTGTGCACACAACCTGGTGCGGGGATTGGAACTCCGCACCTTGGGGAAGACTGAAAAGCCCACCGGATCCGGCATCAAAGCTTTCGAGCGGTCAATGCGCGAGATTACCAGTGTGATGGTGGGGCGTTCGGGCGGTGCTGTGCCCGAGTCTTCTCTAGCGGAGGTGGTGGAAAGCTACAAATCTAACCGTAGATTGTATGCAAGATACACACAAGCTTTTGACTCTCTTATGGCCGATGGGTTTGCCACCCCAAAGGACGCCAAGGTCAAGGCTTTTGTCAAGGGGGAGAAGTTAAGCAATTACAAGGTGTACAAACCTAGGGTTATCATGGGCAGAAACCCTAGGTACAACTTGGAATTGGCTAGCTACCTTCGACCGATCGAGCATGCTTTCTACGCCCAATTCCGCGGTTGGGGCCGTAGCTTTTACACACACACGCGGCTTGTGGGCAAAGGGCTCAACCCTTGCCAAAGGGCTCTACTAATCAAGAGGAAGATGGAAAGTAGAGCCGGCATGGTAGCGATGGAGATAGATGGGAAGTCCTTCGAGAGTCACTTTAGTGTGCCCATATTGAAGGCAGAACATGGCGTGTACAAGAAGCTGAACCGCTCCAGGCGACTCGCGCAACTGCTTGCATGGCAGATTGCGTTCGATGGTCGCGGAGGGGATGTCAGGTTCCATGCCGTGGGGGTACGAGCATCAGGAGACTATAACACCGGGTTGGGAAACACGGTTGTTATGTGTGGTCTCGTGCTCATGGTCGCTCGGGTTTTGAAAACCAAGTTTGACTTCTTAGCGGACGGCGACAACGCCATAATATTCGTGCACCGCGACGATGTCAAAGCC